TGATTGAAATGAAGGATAGTAAAACGCTCTATAATTTCCATAAAATAACGATGGATTCACTAGTAACTCTAACCTTGCTTATCAAGACGCGTGCTATGGCTTTCTGCTGCTCATAATCAAGCGTGAAGATATCCTTGGTATCAAGCACCCGTCTAATATCTTTCTTTCGTTCTACGGCTTTGAGAGAGGTGTCAGCGTCTAGCTCTTTTTCGAGTGCTGCACGCTCTGCCATGAAGTCGCTCGACCTCTTTTGTAGTTCCTCTAATGAAATTCTATCGTCAATGTATAGATCATTAAGCCTGCTAATTTTAGCGGTCAAATTGTCAATCTGTTTCTGGTAGCTAGCCCGGTCTATCGTCTCTTGATTTGTGTTTGAAAATAGCTTGTCGATATAGTCTGAATCGGTTTGTAGCTTGCTGATTTCAGTCAAGACAAAGTGCTCGATATCGTCCTTGAAATAGAAACCAGAATCACATTTCGCATTGTTGTTATAGACAGTCACGCCCTTGATTTTCCGTGGGTGTCGCTGCTTACACTCGTATTTGACTAAGCGTGTGCCGTCTTTCCTTATCATGCCTAACTTAATAGCAAGCGGGGCTGAACAGTAGCCGCATTGAGCTATGCCAGAAAGCATGTATTTTGCTTGAAACGGTCTAGGGTTGAATCGCTGGGCGGCTGTCCTTTGCCTTGTCTTAATTTCCTCTTGCGTTTTGTTGAAATCTTCCTCGGAAATAATAGGTTCATGAGCACCGGGGAATATCTGACCCTTAAATTGATTATATCCACAATATACCGGATTTGAGAGGATAACCCTTACTGTTCTATAGCTCCACTCTTTATCTTGCCCGTATTGCTCATTGAGGGCGTCTCTGAGCTTGGTTATAGACATCCCTGATAAATACCACTCGAACATTTTTCGGACGATTAGGGCTTGATATGGATTGACCGAGAGCGTGCCAGTTTCTTTGATATAATCATATCCATAAGATGTCTTTGCCCACTGCATTGACTTGCCGGACTTTGCCCGACCTAGCTTGCCTAGCTGCATCCGTTCCTTGATTTGTTCTCTTTCAAGTTGTGCAAACACGCTCAATAATCCAATCATTGCCTTACCGAATGGCGTTGAGGTGTCGAAGTTTTCGAGCAGGCTGACAAATTCTATATCATTTTCCAGAAATACATCTTCAATCAGATAGAGCGTATCTTTCTGACTACGGCTCAACCGGTCTAGTTTATACACTAGCACCGTATCAAACAGCTTTCTTTTGGCGTCTCTTATCAACCGCTCTAGTGCAGGGCGTTCCGTGTTAGACCCAGAGAAACCGCCGTCGGTGTATATCTCATAAATATTCCAGTCCTTAATATCGCAGTAGCTTGTCAGCTTTGCTTTCTGCTCGTCGATAGAATAGCCCTCGTCAACCTGCGATGTGGTTGACACTCGGACATAGATAGCTACTTTGTGCATTGCCATTGTGTTTGTACCTCTTTTTTGATAAAATGGGTACAGAAAAGAACACATAACCTCAATTCATTTTTTAGTGGTTATGGATTTTTTCTGTGGTGCTGCTCTATAATCAAACTTTGGCGAGGGAGATTATAGGGCTTTTTGTTGCTTATTTAACTTTGACTTTCATTTCTCCATTAAGTTTTTGACTTGCAATAGCACTGCCATCATCCGCTTTAATGTGAAACATTGGATAGCGCTCATAATTGACATTGTTAATTGCAGCCCAAACGTTAAATGCTTCATGTTCTTTGATAAGCATGTCATCAGCGAATCTCTGAAGTTCGGTTTTATCATAATATTTATAATCGACAGGTACCGACAGATACAAAATGGTATCACGATTATAAAAACCGTATTGACTAATATCTACACCCTTTTCTGTCAAATCATTTTGGAAGTATTCGATAAAGCTAGCCATTTGATCAGCGGTAACATCTTTAGGTCCATCTGAAGAACTTGATTCTTTAGTTTCGCTTTTAGATTCTTTTTCTTCTGAAGAACTTGATTCTTTTGAAGCCTTTTCCTCACGTTGTGGGTTAGACAAGTCTGAACTACTGCTGGTTTTAGTCTTGGGTTTGGTTTTCGGCTTAGAAGAAGACGTTTGGACAGTCTTGACTGGTTCTGTCTTTGTTTCCGGGGCAATACCAGTTATTTCAAAAAACTTACCAAGTACAGCCAAACCTAATATGACAACAACCCACTTTTGCCAACGTTTTAAATTTTTCCATTTACTTAACATTTTTCAATCTCCTTTAGTTTTAAATATTCGTTTTTTACAAAAGTCTCATCACAAATAGTGGTGAGATTATATTTTTCCATGAAGTGTATATAGTTGAAATCATCAAGATTTTCGTTTTTCAACAATTCATGGATCATATTTCTATTAGCTTGTGCTTCATATTTCTCACGTAAGCGCTCGTAGTGTTTGGGATTGTGTTCTAAGTGCCCTAATTCGTGCAGTAGGACCTTCAAACGTCTTTCAGCAGGCAAATCCCTATTGATGTAAACCACACGGTTAACAGGGTCTAGAAACCCATCTCGAGACCACTGGCTAGAGTCAAACTCACAAAGAGACACGTTGAATTGCTCAAGTAATTCTTTTTCAGGCATAGCTTCCTCGTATCGGTTTCTATAAAAAAACAAAAGAGCCAATTCAACAAACGAACCGGCTCTTTTTAGACGTTTTGTTCCCTTACACTTGCGCACGCACAAGCCATAGGGCGCTGAACTTAATCAGTCTTCCACTAAAATTAGTTTACAAAATGTTTTACTTACCGTCAACGATTTTATAAAAAAATAGTAAACGTTTTAACCAGTTCCGGCGTTTTTTGTTTTCTGTTTTTCTGTAATGCATATCCTCACACTCAAAGATGGCGGGAGAGCGTGGGGTTTTTTGAGTTGTTCCCAAAATGGAAACAGTTGATTTTTTACTATTGTTCGTTGTAAAATAGTGATGAAAGGCGGGGCGATGATATGTTTTCTTTTTTTACTCACATCAATCAAGAGCGTCAAAAGATGGAGCAATCTAAAAAAGAAATGGAATTGCGCCACAATGAATTTGCTGATAGAGTCCGCATGGATATTAAAGTAGGCGAGGAAGAACTTGATTTAAAAAGAGAGTGTTTTAATCGGCGCTACGGACATCTATTTAGTCCTCGAAATAAATAGCAATAGGTCTTACGAGGTGATCATCTTTGTTTACCATCCTAAAAGAACCAAGCATAATATTCAAGATTGTTGTTGGAGCGTACTTCAACATCAAGCTACTATCTTTCATGTGTGAGAAATCGCTAGGTATTTGTTCGTCAAAAGTTGAAGAGCAGATGCCTAGCATTTTTATTTTTCTCTTTCCTAGTTGCATAAAACTAAGCTGAACACTTTGAACTCGAAGAAATTCAAGCGGAAGTATGCTGAAGGTATTACTAATTTTGATTAGATTTGTTTCAGGCAATAACTTTGTTAAGTAAGAAGACATATGCTTCATTGTCTCAAAGTTATTCCATCCGTTTCTGGAAAGTTCTTTTTGGATTTGTTTAGCCCTAGGTAGGTGTTTATCTTTGCCCTTTATTTTTCTCAATTCTGATTGTAGCGATTTAAATTCATCGTATCCAGGAAGTAAAAATTCTATTTCTTCTAAATCACTTGTATTTGCTAATTGTTCAAAGTTGAAAACTGTCAATTCTCCAGATACAGAAATTAAGTCGCCATCTTGGTAATCGCTATGTTTTATAAGTTCTTTTGCCTCAAGACCAGTGATAAGCAAATCTAAAGAATAATCATCAAGAGCAGTTTCTACTAGGTTTTTATTTGACTTAGAAAATACAAAGTTGTAACTATCAACATTAGTGTTAGAATAGCTTCCTGTTGCTTTTAATAGAGCAGAGAGGCCAACGTCACTGGATATGGTTGTTTGCTCTGTACTTCCTTCAGTTTTAGCGTCGCTTTCTCCATCTTCATTCACTAATTTTGTTATCAGACCAGCGTTTTGCTGAGCGAGCAGAGAGTTAACTAAATTTGTGTCCAGATAGATTATCTCTTTCATCCTCATTCCCCCTTACTACTCATGTATCCCGCAATGATGCCGCGGATAGCCCGCTTGTCGTCGTCCGTCAGTGGTTTCCCGTCGAACATCATTGCATTGTCGATGATTTCATCGATATCGTGGGCATTGGTTGGTTGTGGTTCATCCGTAACACCCCACTCAGCGAGTGTGTCCGGTGAAATCCCCAACAAGTGACAGATTTTAAAGACGTTTTCAGCTTTTGCATTCATGATACCACGCTCTAAAATAGAGCGAACGGTAGTATAAGAGATGCCACTTTCTGTTGCAAAAGCTCTTACATTCCCATATTTAGCTATAATCAGTTCTTTAATTCTTTCCTCAGCCTGCATTTTTTTGTAACCCTCATTTCTCTTTCTTTCTATATATTACCACAGAAAATTGAGTGGGTAAATAAAAAAAGTAAAAAAAATCGTATTTTTCTGTTGACTATGTACGAAAATTAGTATATACTTAAATCAAGCTTAAGGAAGGAGGACACAAATGAAAAATATCGAAGAAATTCGTAAGATTAAAGGTGTCGCATTAGTAGACATCGCCGACCTGCTAGGTGTTGATTCCCGCACGGTTCGTAGCAAAATCGATGGTGTATCTGATTTCAAATTTGGCGAGACGGTAGCTATCAAGAAAGCATTCTTCCCAGAATATGAATTAGAATACCTGTTCAGCGAACGTGCTGAAGCCTAAATTTTTTTAACCTAGATATACGAAAATTCGTATAAGTTAGAAAGGAATGAGATGAACGAAATAGCATTATCGAACAACCTACCTCAGATTGAATCGGAAATTAGAGAAGAAAAAGAAAATGTAGGGAAATCATTCTGGGAGATTGGTAGACGATTGAACCACGTCAAAGAAAACGACCTAGCACACGGGCAATTCTTAGAGTGGTTAAAAACAATGGATATAGAGCGAACCTTAGCACACAGAATGATGAAAGTAGCAAAGGAACTCCCAAATGTTGCCACGTTGCAACATTTAGGAAATAGAGCTCTCTATTTGCTAGCTACACTGCCCGACGAATCAAGGCAAGAGCAAATCGAAAAGATTGAGCAAGGCGAGACACCAACGGTCAGAGAATTGCAAGAGGTCAAACGAAAACTCAAACTCAAAGAGCAAGCGTTGGAAGCAGTCAAAGGTGAGTTAGAACGCACTAGACTTGTCAAACCAACTGAAAAAGTAATTGAAAAGGAAGTTATCCCAGACGATTACAAAGCTACGCAAGAGCTAAACAAAAAACTACTAGCAAAAAACAAAGAGCTTTCAGAAAGCGAACAAGCGGCTAACGAACGAGTGCAAATCATTGAATCACAACTCAAAGAGTTAATGGATCAACGTCAAGAGGTTGACGAAAAATCAGCTAAATACGACGAATTGACAAGAGCTATCGAACAGTCGCAAGGGCAGTTAGACAGTTATCAAAAGCAAGTATCTGCTTACCGTCACACTATCAACTTTTTGGAAAAAGGGAACAAGTTCCTTGCTAACTTTGGCGGTGTAGCGTTTCTGGATATCAAACCAGCGCTAAACAATCCGAAAGTTAGAACCGAGCTCGAAACATTCCTAACAATGCTTAACAGTCTCAGTCGTAGCGTTTCGGAGATACTGGAACAAGACGATGTAATTGAAGGAGAAATCTTATGACAAACGACATTATTGGTCAAAGCAAAGACCACGCAAGACAAGTGTCACATCTAGCAGTTACTAGAAATATGCTAGATGCACTTGAAAACCACGAGGAGCGTATCGCTAACCTAGAAGACAACATGAGAGTGAACGCTGCACAAGAAATTAAATTGACTAACCTTGTTAACCGCAAAATTGTTGGATTGCTAGAAGGCAAGAAAAGCAAAGCTTACCGTGACAATCATATTCGAGGTAAAGCATATCACGCTATCAACCAAGGAATCATTGATCGTTTCGGTGTGAGGCGCAAAGAAATCCCTGCTAAAGAATTTAAGAACGCTGTTATCTTTATCGAAAATTGGGGGTTGAGCGACCAAGAGCTAAAAAATGAGATTTTCACTGCCAATCATCAAGGAAGTTTGTTTGAAGCGTAATTAGTGAGGAGTAGGAAAATGGCGAATTTGATTTCAGAAAAAGGCTTAAAAAATTCTGTACCAGTTGCAGAGATAGTTACAGCGGTCGTTACTCTATCGAATGGTAAGAGAATAGAGGTGACAAACCCTGTAATGCAAATTGTTGAATTATTCCAATTTGTTGAAAACCCTAAAAATAGGTTTTTGAATATAGGTGGCGTGATGGTTAATATCAATCAAATAGCTACTATGAAGTGGGTTGCACAAAATCCTATTAAAGGAGATGTGTAGAAAGGAAACACTATGAATGAAATCAAAAGACCTCGCTAGTTCTCTAGTGTCGTCAAGGCAACAAAAAAGGCTGACCCCTGCCAGAGTCAGACCCTAAGATATTGAAACAAGGTAATTATATCATGGAAAAACAAAAATGGGAACCAGTCATTATAAACATTATGGCAGACGGTTCAAAAGTTGATGATCTAACTAAGTACACGATACCAGCAGGGCATAGCTACTACGATATCGTGGCAAGCATTTACCAGAAAGGAGCATAACCGAATGAAGTATATCTTTCACTAACGATGAAAAAAACTATACGTGCATGAACAACGAGTTTTTGCAAGACGCCAGCTTGAGTTTACAAGCTAAGGGTTTACTTGCTGAAATCTTGATAAATAAAAGCGATTGGCGAGTTTATCTTTCAGAACTCGAAAAGAGGTCAACCAATGGGAAAAGCTCACACCGTTCAGCGTTTGAAGAATTAAAACACAAACGTTATGTCGTGGTTTTCCGAAAAAGCAAGGGCTATAAAAAAGGTTTTGAAATAGTTGTATGTGCATCAGACATACCCATGACAGACGAGTTTATAGAATACCTTGATAAAAAGTTATCCACAGAGTTATCCACAGGTAGCCTTAAAAATTCATAGTTCGATAAATGGAATTTCCATTAATTCATACGATGATAATTCATAAGTTGAAAATTCATACGATGAATAATTCAACCGATGAAAATTCATACGATGAATAATCGGACACTAACAAATACTAATATATAACAAGTACTAATATATAACAATATGGCCTACGGCACTAACCAACAACAATCTAGAGCCTACCGGCACTAACTAGTAATAATAACTAATAGATAACTATACAGTAATAATCATAGTTAGAAGAATAAGAGAGGTAAAAAACATGAAAAAACTTATCAATTGGATTTGGTCAAACAAAAAACAAGAACAAGTAGAAACTTACGATATTGAACGCCATCAAATGGTTGACGAAAAAGCACGTATTTACAACGAAGCTCACGGGCTTCCGCTGGATCAGCTAGTGGGGTAACTCATGAAGCTACTAAGAAAACTATTTTCCAAGAAAAAACCCAAAGAGCCAGAATACTTCTTCGATGTGGTGGAGACGCCCGAGGAAAAGAGCGAAAGGCTCAAGCAGAAATATAGCAAATAGAAACATCTTTCAGCGTGCAGCCACGGCCTCATCGTGGAGTGTAACTTATACCTTTCCCCAAAAACTATACTAAGTTACTTTTTCCTAACATTCCCATTACAGTCTAATTAAACATTGAAAAACATGACACGGTGGGGCTATGGGTGCACGTTGAAGGCACAAAAAAACACGGGTAAGGGCCCGTGCTAAGTAAAACATTTACAAGGAGATTATATCATGTCTAACTTCAATACTCAATCAATCGCAAAAACTGGATTCACTAAAACTAAAGCTTATGGCTTGTGCGGTACACTCGCACTTGCCACAGCTCTAGTGTTCGGAGCAAGCGTATCAGCTGATGAAACAACTCAACCAGTGGCAGACACTCAGCCAGCAGTGGCAAATGTCTATACGGCTGACAATGCTGGCAACGTGACTGTCACACCGTCTGAAACAGCGACAGAAACACCAAAAGTGTTGGCACCAGCACCAGTAGAATCTCAGCCGATTGCAGAAATTCCAGCAACAACAACAGAAGTGGCTCAACCGGTAGCTGAAACACCAGCAGCACCTACTACAGTCACTAAACAAGGTGACACTATCAATGTCGAAAACCCTAACGTCCAAGTGGATTTCCCGAATGGTACTGGGAAATATAGCCCATTCAAAGTTGAGTATAAGGATATTGAAATTCCAGACGATATCCCAGTTAACGAGGGTGACAAAGTAGTTACTGAGCTTCCAAAAGAAATCGGTTTGCAAACTAATTTTGATTTCGATGTTTACAACAACGAAAACGTTGTAGGTAAAGCCAATGCGGACGCTCAAACTCGTAAAATCACAACTACGTTTAATAACTACTTCACCGAACATCCTCTTAATAAAAAGATGTCTCTTGCGTTTGATGCTAAGTGGTTGGATATTGTCGAACCAGGCAAACCAGTAACAGTAAACTTCAATGGTACGGTTAAAACATTTAATATTGCGGAAGAAGGCCCACTTCCAACGGATGAACTCCTTTCTAAGTGGGGTAGCCAAAACAAGGACAACCCACAAATCATTAACTGGACGCTACGTCTTAACACGGCTCGTCAGGTCTTGAATTATGCAAAATTGCAAGATACTTGGTCAGATAATCAAGAATTTATCGAAGGCTCACAAAATATCTACTTTGTTGAGAATCCTGTTAAGTGGACTGGCATTGACTATTCAGCCAAGGATTATCTTGAAAGCTGGAATGTCCGAGCAGACGGGTTCGATGCAAAATTCAAGGAATTCAACCGCATCATGTATATCGACTATCAAACTCGTTTGAAGTCAGCGGTTAAAGACTCAACTAACCCAACGAACAAGGCTACATTGGTAGCGGTAGATGCTGGGGCTATGTCAACATCTAAGGTTCAATTAGTAGGCGGCCGTGGTGATGCCAGCGGTGAGAATAAGCCAGAACCAACGTTTGAAATTCCTCGTGAAGCTCCTAAAGTAGACATCCCAGAATTTGAGGGCGGCATCCCCGGTATTCCAGAGGTCCGAGAATTGCCGGAGTACACTGAGCCAATCGGTACAGTGCCAAACGATGCTCCGAAATATGAAAAACCGGAATTTGAAGGCGGTGTGGTTCCTAATGACCCACCAGTCGTTGAAATTCCAGAATGGAATGGTGGCACTGTGCCTAATGAAGCACCAGTTTACGACAAACCAGAATGGAACGGCGGCATTCCGGGAATTCCGGAAGAACGTGAACTTCCACAATTCGAGGGTGGAGTAGTTCCGAACGACGCCCCTGTCCTCGATTTGCCAGAATTGGAAATTCCAGTAGAACCAGAAAAACCAGTGATCCCAGAAAAACCTAGCACGCCTAAAGAGGTGCCTAACAAGCCCGTAGACGCTCCAAAAGTGAAAGAGGTAGAAATTACCGAGGTTGTTTATAAAAACGATTCTGAGCCAAAAGAGGGGGTAAATACACCCGTTTACGGTGGTACTCTTCCAGTTACTGGTGAAAAAGAAGGTATTGCTAGCACTTTGGGATTGGTAGTGATTGCTGCCGGTATCACTGCTTTAACTCTTGGCTTCAAGAAGCACAACGAATGTGAGGAATAACAACCATGAAAGAAAACAATAAAAACATCGTACTCTACAGCGCTGAAAAGGATAGCTTTCTTACGAGCTATAAAGACAAAGGGAACATAGCGTTTACAGCGACTTTTGATCCCCGACTTTGGAAAGCGCTACAGCTACCAATCGAACCATACGAAAAACAAAAAGCTGGCATTGACAAGCTTGCTGAAGTGTTTGGCTGCGAAGTGCTTATCGTAGAAGCTGAATACAACGTAACTAAGCTTGACGGCTCGGACTTTGAACGCACGGAACGCGAAGAATCCGTGAAAGATGGCATCAAAGCATTCCTAGAATTCTTGGCGAACCAATAGAACATGCAGCGGTGGGAGGGTAGGCATTAAACGACATGGAACAAGAAACTTACAAAGTCGAGAGCCGTTGGCGGAACAAGTACATGAATTTAGGTCGTGAGCTTGGCGAGATTATCAATAGCCAACAAGACAGAATTTTGTCACTAGCTCAAGAAAACAACAAACTCAAAAGGGAGTTGTGGCACCTAAAAAAGTCAAAGGGCAGGAAATGGCTCTAAAATCGCTTGTAACCGTCCTAACTAATCTAGTGGCACAATTACACTAGACAAACGGTAAAACGGAAAATAACCCCCAAAATTTGAGAATTAGGGGTATCTGAAAAGGATATGACATGGAAAATCAATTACAAACAACAAAAGGGGCATATTTAACAGATTTGCAACAGCTTGACGGCGAAACATTGAGAAACTTTGTTGACCCGAAACACCAAGCAAGCCCACAAGAGCTTCAAACGTTGCTAGCAATCGTTAAAAATCGCAATCTTAACCCTTTCACTAAAGAGGTCTATTTCATCAAGTATGGAAACAACCCAGCTCAAATCGTTGTGTCTAAAGATGCTTTCATGAAACGAGCTGAACAAAATCAAAATTACGACGGTTTTGAAAGTGGTGTGATCTACGAGGACGAAAAAGGCGAGCTTAAAACCAAGAAGGGCGTTATCTTACCTCGCAAGGCTACCCTAATCGGTGGTTGGTGTGAGGTTTACCGAAAGGACCGAAGCCGTCCAGTCTATCGTGAAGTTGAGCTTTCAGCTTATAACACACATAAGAACTGGTGGCAGAAAGCACCGGGCCAAATGATTGAAAAGGTGGCAATCGTGGCAGCCGTCCGAGATGCGTTCTCCGAGAACGTGGGCGGTCTATACACTGCGGATGAAATGGAACAAGCGGCACCTATTGACGTTACACCGCGAGAAACGCAAGAGGATGTTAAAGCTCGTAAAATGGCACAGATTGAGCAGCAGAGACAAGAGCAAACTCAACCAGAGCAGGAGTTAGTTGAAGAAACTGAGGGAACGGAAGAACAACCTCAACCTAACTTCATTAGCGATGAACAACATGACACAATCATGCAGCAAGTCAACGAGCTAGCTTTAATCACTGGTCAAGCAACTGAAACAGTAGCTAATTACTACATGAAGAAGTACAAGCTCAATGACTTCCATGAGTTGCTAGTGGCAGGCTTTAAGGTGGTAAGCAACGACATTCAAACACAAATCAACAATCGAAAGGGTTAAAAACATGAAGGACGTAACAAACAATTTTCTTGAAACAATCGAGCCGGTCTATACGCCGGGAACAATCAACTTTGATTTTGAAGCGTTTGACAAAGCTATCCAAGCAGCGGTTAGCGAGCTATCAGACGAGCAACTGGACCAGCTTGAATATAGTGACATCAAGAAAGAAATTACCCGCTATAAAGGGCTTGATGACAAGTTAGACACTAAACGCAAAGAGATTTCAAAAATCTACAAGAACCCGCTCACAGAGTTTGAGGGCAATTTGGAGAAATCTCGCAAGCCATTGCAGGAACTTGTTGACAAGTTGCGTGCCAAACGAGACGAGATTGACGAACACAATAGATTGCTCCGAGTTGACCACGTTAGATCGGTATTTGAAGAAAAGTGCGAACTTGCCGGACTGGATAAAGACACGTTTAAGGACAAGTATGACGGCTATTCTTTGAAAAAATGGTTTATCAACAAGAAAATGGAGCTCAAAAAAGAGACAATCGAAGAAATCGACGCCCTTGTTTTGGCTGAGTATGACCGAGTCGAAGAATACAAGGCTAATATTGCCATGATTGAGGAACAAGCCCTTGACTATGAGTTGCCAGCAGAACCGTACACTAGAGCGTTGAAGAATGACACACCTCTAGTTGAAATCTTGAAACAAATGAAGAAGGACCGTGATGCAGCTATTGAGCGTAAGCAGCAAGCAGAAGCCAAAGCGAAAGCAGAAGCGGCACGCTTGGCAGAAATTGAAGCAATGGCGCAACAATCAGCAAACGAGGAAATCAAGGCGGTTAACGCTGAAACTGGTGAGGTTATCGAAGACACTAAACCCGTCGAGGAAGTACCTAGCAAACCCGCTGAACCGTACAAGGTCAATCTTACTCTTACGTTCCATGGAGGTGAAAACCAATGGCATCAATTCGCTAAGCTGTTGGATGACAACTTTGTAAATTATGAAATTCTAGGAGAAAATCAATGATCAATTCGACCGTACTAGTTGGGCGCCTAACCCGCGACCCCGAACTAAAATACACGACCAGTAACATTGCAGTAGCTACGTTTAGCCTAGCTGTTAACCGCAATTTCAAGGATGCTAACGGCGAACGTGAAACAGACTTTATCAACTGCGTTATCTGGCGTCAGCGAGCTGAGAATTTGGCTAACTGGGCTAAAAAAGGGGCGTTGATTGGCATTACTGGACGCATTCAGACTCGTAGCTACGAGAATCAGCAAGGCCAAAGGGTGTATGTGACTGAGGTCGTTGCTGAGAACTTCCAAATGTTGGAGAGCCGTGCGGCGCGTGAAGGCAGTAATGCTAACCAAGGCAACACGTCTGGAGCGTTTGGCAATGACAACGGCTATGCAGGGCCTTATGGCCAACAAGCACCGCAACAACAAGGGCCAAACTTTGCAAGGGATAGCAGCCCATACGGGAACTCAAACCCTATGGATATCACGGATGACATGCTTCCATTCTGGTTAGGTGAAGTATGAAACTAGAATTTCTATTACCAAGGTCAAAAGCTAAGCCTGCTCAAAATCTAGTTATCAACAGTAACGACAGATTCCACTATCAAGCAGAGGGGCGAATGGTCAAACGGCTACGATTAATAGCAAGAGCAGAAGCTGGACTAAACATTACACCAATGTATAGCCCAGCTAAGCCTTGCACGGTAGCTGTAACAGTCTATGCACCAACTAGACGAAGACTAGACCCACCAAACCTATATCCTACGGTTAAAGCCCTCATAGACGGCTTAACGGACGCTAATTTGTGGCCAGACGACAATCACGAAGTTATTAAAATGATGTCGTTCCAGTATGGCGGGCTAAGTGGAGAGTCTGGGAAATTTAAGATTGTGTTAGACATTGAAGGAACGTGAAATGAATAGCAAATATAAAGACAAGCTAGTTGGGGTATATGCGCCGGGAAATTATGGGCATACTAGCGTATTAGATCAGGCCCAAGAATTCTCAAAATGGTTTTTGGCTAATCGTATGGATATGGAGCTCATCAGCGTTAAGCTAGGTATCGACATCAAGAAGCTAATCGCATTCTAACGTTGGAACAATTACCGGATGAAGAATTGTTAAGAAAGATGGTCGAGCTATGCAAGTAAAGGAATATGCCTTGTATAAGGGCGACGAGCTATTGGCGATGGGTACTAAGCGTGAAATCGCTGAACAATTGGGTGTGTCAATTAACTCAATCAGTCATTACGGCACACCAGTATACGCTCGTAGAACCAGTGAAAACGGAAGGAGATTAGTAAAGCTATGAAATATAAAGTAATCGTATATTACGACAATATGCCAGACAGTGAGCATATTTTTAGCAACAAGAACGACGCTATCAACGAATTGCACCGCTTGCGAGGTGTTAAATATCGAAATTCTAAGCTATACACAGTGGAGTTAGCAGAGGTGGAAGCATGATTAAAACTAAATATTTAGTAACTAGCCAAAATTTTTTTGACCCTGAAGAAATTGATGATTTAATTAATGATTTTTTTGAAGAAAATCCAAGTATTGAAATTATTGATATTAAGTATCAGTCAAATATTTCTGCTATTGCTGATAGTGGTGTAAGTGCTACTTACTATAACAACTCAGCTCTAATTATCTATAAGGAGAATACAAAATGATGAACAAGAGTGAAGCAGCACAGAAACTAGCAAAGGTAGCACGCATTTCGGTATCGTATGCAGAAGACCTATATGACTCATTCTTCCCTAAACCAGTGGTGCCGCAATACGTGGCAGATTGGTATGAGGAACATAAAGATGACTGCGACTATGAATTATGGGATTATTTTTCTAATTGGGATGACCAAGAAGACGATGATTTCAAAAATTGGGTAAAAAAAGAAACCGAGCCTATTATAACCATTGTCAACATGAACCAGTTTGGATATGAGGTCGAGGAAGAGCCTAGATATACGGTTCGAGTAAAAAAGGTTGATGGATATGGTAGATACCTCAATAGAAATTTAGATAATCAATACTGGTTTCTTGCATCAGATAATGAAACTGGAAGTTACAGAACCAAGCACACTCGCAAAGAGCTAGAAGAAGCTGATTTCGGCTGGGTATTCGACTGCGACGGCGTGGAAGTGAAAGAGGTGGAATGATAGATGCAATGGATTTTCTACTTTTTCGAGGCGGTAAAAAATGAACAGACTTAAAGAATTAAGAAAAGCAAGAAATATGACTCAAAGCGAGTTAGCAAAAGAGATAAAAGTATCTGAAAAAACCATCTCACGTTGGGAAAAAGAAGAAACATTGATGAAAGTCAATAAAGCCAAAGTATTAGCTGATTATTTTGGTGTGGAAATGTCTTACTTGCTAGGCTGCGATACTGATAACACATTCTCGGATTTAATCACTAAAATCAACCATTGGGCAGACGAGCGAAATTTAAAACAAGCTGACCCTAAAATTCAGTGGATGCGAGTCACGGAAGAAGTCGGAGAGATTCGAGACGTACTCTTGAAACCGACGAAATTCACGGAACCACAAGCAGCGTTGAAAGATGCAATCGGTGACACGCTAGTAACGATTATCGTACTAGCACATCAGTTAGACCTTGATGTAACTGAGTGTCTCGGTATTGCTTACGAGGAAATTAAGAATAGAAATGGGAAAATGATTAATGGCACATTCGTCAAAGAAGAAGACCTCTAAGAAGTGGTACACGGATAGCTTGACTATTTCAAGCGCCATCTTAGTCGTCAGTCTGGCTATCAACATGCTGTCAGTCTACTATGTTCTGACAGTGCCACGCAGAGTAGAGACAGTAACTATCCATAAAGTAGATAACGCTGGTGCTGAATTGCACGGCAAGGTGACTGGAAAAGAGAAAATTAATGATCTCTACACTATTGATTGTGGGGCTTACGGTAAATTCCTTGTAAGCAAGGAACAATACGACCAAGTAAACATTGGGGATGATATCCCTAGCTATTTGAAGGAGAGAGGGAGTTGAGATGACAGAAACTATTAAACTACCAAACTACTGCGAGCCCGATTGGGAGAATGCGAGGTATGGCTCGTTAGAAGAACTTAAAGAGATGTTGCTCCACAAGCGCATCGTGAAATGGGATAAAGACTTTCTGTTGCTTGAAGATGGTACAAAGGTCACTATCGAAATGTCTGAGAGTGATTGCTGTGCCTATGCAGGAGGAGAGTTCAAAAATGTGAAACTTGACGCTGTGATTACTGATGTAAAAATCGGAGAACAAGTAAAAGAGGAAAGTGATTGGGGAGAAACTACCAGTACGAACACGGTTACCATTTATCATAACCAGAACCCAATAGCCCTAGCTGAATGTGAAGCTAATGACGGGAATGGTGGCTATTATTATAGCGTGGCCTCTCTCGTTATCGGGGAAATCCACTTTCCAGTAGTAGAGGCTTAGGAATGGAGAGGGCAATGATTACAAGATATAGAGCGTGGAATAAAGCTACAAAAGAGATGCACGAAGTGGATGACATTGTGTCTATTGATTTTGAGAAAAAAGCAAATTTACGTCAAAACACTCTTTTTTAACCAATTAAATCACTACGTTTTCGACGCTGTCGTTTTAATGCAATCAACTGGCCTCAGAGACAAGAATGGCAAAGAAATCTTTGAGGGGGATATAGTTGATTCGGAGGATGGAATCCTATCCGGTGTAGTTGAGTTTAGACCGGATTTAGGAATGTTTGTTAGCACATTGATTAAATATAATAATTTCGAACGTTTATGTAATGTCGCTGATTCAGTGCATATTATCGGTGATATTTACACTAATCCAGAACTGGCAGAGGTGAAACAATGAACAAACGACAACGAAAAAAACAATATACCAGAGCGTTTTCGAAAGCTTACGACGAAAGCATGAAATATGTTGGAATGGAGGGAGATGTTTCTATTTCTACGGTCACAGATAGAAGAGGAACAGTAAGGATATTTACGTCACTTAACAAAGATGTGAGCGCTGAATTTAGCTTATACGATTTTCCGCAACTTACGATTGAAGCCTTGCTACTGCATCGAAAAGTTATAAAGAGGTAGGCTCATGAGCAAAAACTACAAATATGCAGGACTGACCAAGGAATTATATCAACGGCTGGTCAGTGAACATGAAGCACTGAAAAAAGCACACAAAAAAGGCTCTTATAAGCAGTATTTCCAAGACGTGAAACAATGCAGTGAAGTACAAGCTCGCATCATTTATCAAGCGCTCAACAATGCGGTCATGGAGCGTCAGAGAATCTCACCCCAAACTGTCGAGAGGTTAGAAGGCATTATTTCAGACGAGCTTTATCATGACCTTAAAGAGTATCTGTCTGAACACTATACAAGAGGTAAAACCACGCGCCAATTCTTGGATAAAACTAACGCAGGACTTCCAGCGGAGCTATTCCAGGAGTTTCGTGCGGAAGTGGAAGAACTACGCAAGGAACACTCTAGAGGTATCAATGATTATATTAGAAGTGTCAAAGGGTGCAGCAAGGAACAAGCCCAAAAAGCCCAAAATAGTATTAGTCAGTGCTATTCAGAGAATGCCACTTTGACCCCTTTAAGGGCGATATATATAGAAGGCATACTTTCTAGAGAACTATTCAGCAAGATTGTCAGTTATGTTTTCAATAACTATGACTGGCCCGATAAACTGGATGACGATGCTGACCGGATCATGCTTGAATATCGCACTAAAGGCGAGGTGGGGCGTAATAAAATTGCGGTCAGAAAAGCCTTATATAAAGCCTATATGTTAGGCGCGTAGCTAGAACGGTTTAAGAGGGTTCGATTCCTCTTGCCAGTCATTGTCTGTCAAAAATACACTAAAAAATGGATATAGATTTTTAGTGGCTTGAACACTTTTTCGACACCGGGCAAGCTGACAGACCTTGCTCAAACAAAACCCAGCAAATTTAAGAAAAAGGATGTGAAAAACCCTCTTTCTTATTGATGTCTTGCATTACAAAAAAAGCCAAAGACCTTGCTGGTGTCAATGCTAGAAAGGAGGTGATAAAAGGCCCAAGAGACAACCCCAAAACAAATACATTAATCTTTCTCTTATAAAACTTCTTAATGTCTTTGGGCCAAACAAAAAAAGACCGACACAATGGCCGGCACTCTTTGAACACGATACAACTATTATATCATACAAGAGGGGTGCCATGGCAAGTATCAATCTATTTGCGGAAGTAGATAAAGCCGCAACCAAAAAGAAAGCTATAAAGGTACTAAGAAGGTATCGCATGCTAACACGGATAGCGGGCTTGGAATACGCCCCTAAAGTGACAGCTTCATTCTCGTTAGAACCCAAGTCATTCGATGGAATGGTTCACAGCCAAACCGAAAGCATGGTAACACGCAAGGTGGCCGCTGAACAAGACTTACAAGCTATTGTTAGAGCTATCAACGCATTATCAGATAGGCATTACAGCCAAATTTTGATAGAGTGTTATTGCAGAAATAGAAAACAATACAACATCGAAGTCTATATGGACCTTGGATATTCTGAAAGCGAGTATTATCGAATGAGAGAACTAGCCATTTTAGAGTTTGCTGAGAACTACAGAAACGGTGAATGTCTGGTATTTTCAGGAGATTATTGCGAAGAATAAGCGAGAATATGGCGGTATAACAGCGATATAATATTAGTATTGATAATTATAGCATCGTACCTTGAAAGAGGGTGATTGCTTTGAAATAACATGAACAAAAAAGAGACTTATAAATCGCTTTGATTACAAAGTGGGGCTTAATAACTATTAAGTCTCTTTTTTTATTGTGAGGAAAACATGCAGATCTATGACAAACCGTTAGGGTGGTTAACCCCTTATGAGAACAATCCAAGAAATAATGATGAAGCGGTTGAGCCAGTTGCTAATTCCATCAGTGAGTTTGGCTTCAAAGTGCCGATTGTGGCAACGTCAGACGGCGAGATTATCAATGGACACACGCGCTGGAAAGCCGCTAAAAAACTAAAATTAAAGACTGTTCCAGTAATTATTGCGGATGATTTAACAGAAGAATAGGTCAGAGCGTTCAGACTAGCTGACAATAAAGTTGCAGAAATAGCCCAATGGGATATCGAGCTGTTATTGAGTGAAATCGAGAGCGTCGACAATCTTGACATGACACTTTTTGGATTTGCGGACAGCGATTATACGTTGGATGATTTTGAAGACGAAGAAGCAGACACCGATATTTCAGAAGATGAAATCGAAAGCGAAGGCGATTCAGTTTCGTTAGTAGAATACGGGGATATTTACCAATTAGGACGACATCGCTTGATGTGTGGGGACAGTACATCAGCAGGGGATATGAAGGAGCTTGTCAACGGCGAAAAGATAGACCTCTACGTTACTGACCCACCGTATAATGTCGCTTACGAGGGTAAAACCGAAGAAGCTATGACAATCCAGAACGACAGCATGGATGACGCAAGTTTTCGCCAATTCCTGCGAGATGCATTCGAGGTAGCTGATCAACACTTAAAGCCAGGCGGAGCGTTCTATATATGGCACGCAGATAGTGAAGGATTAAATTTCAGAGCAGCCGTTAAGGAGACGGGGTGGTTGCTGAAACAGAACCTTGTCTGGGTTAAGAATAGCATTGTTTTAGGGCGACAGGACTATCAATGGAAACATGAACCGTGTCTCTACGGGTGGAAAGATGGCGCTTCACACTACTTTGTTGATAACCGCTCGTTAGCTACAGTCATCGAAGAAGATGAAGAAAACCTGAAAGAAATGACTAAAGGGGAGCTTATTTCTTATATCAAGACGATGCAAGAAAACAGCCCCACTAGTATATTCTACGAAGACAAACCAGTTAGGAGTGATATCCACCCAACCATGAAACCATTGAAATTGATTGCTAGATGTGTCCTTAATTCTAGTAAAAAAGGCGAGCGCGTGCTGGATAGTTTCAACGGCGGGGGTTCCACTTTGATGGTTTGTGAGAAGACGGAACGTATTTATTACGGGATGGAACTTGACCCGGTATATGTCGAGCGCACAATTAAACGATGGGAAGAAGAAACTGGACTGAAAGCTGAAAAAATAAACTAAACGATAGGAAGTGAGGCGATGGCGAATGAACAAAACTTGAAACCAATTACTGAGAGAAGTAAGAAGGAACAACGAGAAATACAACGCCGAGGTGGCATAGCGTCTGGAAAAGCTAGGCGAAAAAAAGCCGACTTAAAAAAAGCATTCAACACCATTTTAAAAGCTGACGTAGCGAACGAGAATATATCTAAACAACTTGAAGCGCTCGGTTTCGAAGCTACGAATGAAATGGCGTTAGCTATGGTAATGATGCAAAAAGCCATGAAAGGTAATGTTAAGGCGTTTGAACAGATAGCCAGATTGGTCGCTATCGATACCAAGGACAGCTTAGACCGCAAAGAACAACGGGAACGCATTGTTTCAATTCAATTAGGGAACGAGAAACTCAAGACTCAAATTGGCAAAGAAGAAGGTCAGGATGAAAAGATAGCTGGTTTCCTCGATATCATCAAAGGAGCTGTAAGCGATGGACTTGAGTAAGCTCTATACCAAACGGCAGTTAGATGTGCTGAACTACATTTGGAATCATGACTGGTTTATATGCGGTCTTCATGGCGCTAAACGAGCGGGTAAGACAGTAGTCAACAATGACACATTTGTAACTGAGTTAAGTCGCGTCAGAAAGATTGCTGATCGTTTAGGTGTGGATGAGCCTATCTACATCTTAGCGGGTACATCGTCAACGTCGATACAGAACAACGTGCTGCAAGAGCTTTATAATAAATACGGCTTTGAGCCTAAGTATGACAAACATGGATCTTTCGTGTTTTGCGGTGTCAAGGTTGTACAAGTCTACACTGGTTCTATATCTGGACTTAAACGTGCCCGTGGTTTTACGGCGTTCGGGGCTTACGTCAACGAGGCGTCGCTAGCGAATGAGATTGTATTTAAAGAAATTATCTCACGTTGTTCGGGTGAGGGTGCCCGTGTGGTGTGGGATAGCAACCCAGACAATCCGAATCATTGGCTTAATCGAGACTATATTGGCAAGAACGATGGCAAGATTATTGATTTCAGTTTCAAACTTGACGATAACACCTTTCTATCAAAACGCTATATTGATTCTATCAAAGCAGCAACGCCCAAAGGAAAATTCTATGATAGAGATATCCTCGGGCTTTGGACAGTGGCAGAGGGTGCTATATACGCTGATTATGACAGTAAGATTCATGTAGTTGATGAATTGCCAGACATGAGGCGCTACTTTGCTGGCATTGACTGGGGATATACTCACTATGGATCTATTGTGATTGTCGGCGAAGGAGTGGATAACAACTACTACCTTGTCAATGGCGTGGCGGCGCAATTCAAAGAGATAGATTGGTGGGTGGAGCAAGCTAGGAAACTAACTGACATCTACGGCAATATCCCGTTCTATGCCGATAGTGCCCGTCCAGAGCACGTAGCACGATTTGACAATGAGGGTTTTGATATCAGTAATGCTAATAAGTCAGTGATTGCTGGCATCGAACTTATCGCTAAGCTGTTCAAAGAACAAAGATTATACGTTAAGCGAGGCTTTGTACCTCGTTTTTTTGATGAGATATTCCAGTATCGGTGGAAAGAGGGCAGCACAAAAGACGAGCCGTTAAAAGAGTTTGATGATGTGCTGGATAGTGTGAGATATGCTCTCTATTCAGACTATGTTGTTAACAGCACAGAGCGAGCAAGTTATGATGATTTGATAGATATGTTTAGTTAAGGAGGAAGAATGGAACAGACAGTATTTGTCGACAGTACCGGGCAATCGCATGTTTTGAATCTGCGATTTCATCGAGAATCACGCACAAAGTACCGTGCTAAAAGTGTTGATGACTTAAAGAAAGATAACTGGGCATTGCTCAAGAATTTCATTAACCATCACAAATTGCGTCAACGTCCAAGAGTTCAGGAGTTGTTTGATTATGCCAGAGGGGATAATCACAGCGTTCTCGAAGCTGGGAGGCGCAAGGATAAAGAGATGTCTGACAAACGTGCCGTCCACAACTATGGACGCATGATTAGTAAATTTAAGACGGGATATCTAGCTGGTAATCCTATTCGGGTTGAATATGATGATAGTGTCAGCGGTTCGCAAAACGACGAAGCTATTAAGGAAATTGGACGAAACAATGACATTGATACGCTGAACCGTAATCTTATCCGAGATTTGTCACAAGTTGGGCGTGCTTACGAACTGATTTATCGAAGTGAGGACGACCAGACACGAATTAAGCAGTTAAGCCCTCTTAATACGTTTATCATTTATGACAATTCGCTTGAAGACAATTCATTAGTAGCAGTTAGATACTACAGTGCTGATTTATTCTCTGACGCACATCAAACTGTTGAAGTATACACTTCAACAAATATTCACGTCTTGGACTACTCAGAAGATCTAAAAGAGGTTTCTGTCACTGCTCACGCATTTGGCACTGTCCCGATTACGGAGTATTTGAACAACACTGATGGCATTGGCGATTATGAAACCGAACTTTATTTAATCGACTTATATGATTCAGCTGAATCTGACACGGCCAACCACATGTCCGACATGGCTGACGCAATCCTTGCCATCTATGGTGACATGCGATTGCCTGCAAACATGAAGCCTGAAGACATGAAAGCTAAACGCTTAATGCAATTGGTTCCGCCGAAGGCTGCAGACGGTAAGGAAGGGACGGTTAAGGCTGAATATCTAACTAAGTCTTACGATGTGTCTGGTGTCGAAGCGTACAAGACCAGACTGGATAAAGATATCCACACTTTCACCAACACTCCCGACATGGCTGATGAGAACTTTTCAGGAAACACGTCCGGCGAGGCAATGAAGTACAAACTGTTCGGGCTTGACCAAGACCGTATTGAGACTCAATCGCAATTTACAAAGGGTTTGAAGCGTCGATATCGTTTAGCTAGCCGTGTGGGTGAGTTGGTCAAAGAATTCAAAGCGTTTGATGAAAACTTCTTGAGAATAACATTCACGCCAAACTTGCCGAAATCATTATCCGAGCAAGTATCTATTTTGACAGGCCTTGGTGGTCAAGTGTCACAAGAAACTGCTCTAAGTTTATCTGGTTTGGTCGAGAGCCCAGCCGAGGAACTCGACAGAGTGGATAAAGAGGTGTCTAAAATCGATTTTAAGGGGTATTCTAGCGAGTTTAACGGGCAAGTGGGTAAATATGCCGACGACGAAGAAGAAGGAGCGCATACGAGCGATTCTGTGAGGTCTGATGAATGACATACTGGTCAGAACGTGCTCAAAGAGAGAGAGAAGCAAGCAATAAAAAGGGTGAAGCTGAGTTTAAGAAAGAACTTGAAGCGCTATATAATTTGCAACTTTCACAGTTGCGAAAAGAACTAGATGCTTATATCCAAAATTTCGCTGACAAAAACGGATTAACCGCTAGTGATGCGAAACGAAGAGCAGACAGTTTTGATATCAAGGCTTTTGAAGCTAAAGCCAAACAGTATGTAGCTGACAAAGATTTTAGCCCAAAGGCAAACAAGGAGCTTCGAGATTACAATTTTTCTATGTCTGTTGGTCGTCAAGAACTTCTTATTCAAGAGTTAGAACTTGAACTATTGGTTTTATCTGAAGGCGAACGTCAATTAACTAACGATTATCTGACGAATGGCTATAAGAGCGAAATTGTAAGAGGAAGCCTGCTTGATCAGACGGTGCCT